CCTCCAGCAGGCTTAGATTCCAGTACCCAGTCGTTTCCTGATGAGCGGTAAACTATGATATCTCCATCAGAAGGGCTAGCTACGCTAGCGTCAACATCAGTCAGGTCGGATAGAGCAGATGCTCCACTATCACCGTCTGCTCCCTGCGGACCCTGTGTTCCTTGTGGACCTTGCGGTCCAGTATCACCCTGAACACCCTGCGCTCCCTGTGGACCTTGTGATCCGGTATCCCCTTGGGGGCCTTGTGAGCCGGTAGAGCCTTGAGGCCCAGTGTCTCCTTGTGGTCCGGTGTCTCCGGTTTCACCTTGAGGCCCAGTGTCTCCTTGTGGTCCGGTGTCTCCGGTTTCACCTTGAGGCCCCTGACTACCTGTTTCTCCTTGCAAGCCCTGTGGACCTGTATCTCCCTGTGAACCAGTTGCCCCTTGAGAACCTGTATCTCCCTGTGAACCAGTTGCCCCTTGCGGTCCAGTATCACCCTGAACACCCTGTGGACCTGTATCACCCTGTGGACCCTGACTTCCGGTCGACCCCTGAGGTCCAGTATCGCCCTGGGAACCCTGAGAGCCGGTAGCACCCTGAACTCCTTGGCTTCCGGTTGGGCCTTGGCTACCTTGTGCGCCTTTATCGGCAGCTAACGCCCAGTACGTATCGTTTGGTGGGGTATTACCGGTGTTGTTAGCTATACAAAAATAAGATGAACCGTTGTAATCAACGATGTCACCGATAGTATAGGCTGTAGCACCGCTCCACGTACCTTTGGCAAGTTCTGAAAAGTTCTTAGTTTGAGATATATCGACGTTGGACATAGATTAAGTTTTATTTATACCTGTCCACGAACTCGAGCTTTTGCTTTCTTTATCATACACTGCTGTATCCTCGAAAACCAAAACGTCATCCTCAGTGTCCCCTACCATTACAAAGGCAGGCTCATCGGTGACGATATAGCGTGCAATTCCTGATTTTAGTAGGACGATATAGCCTGCAATTCCTGATTTTAGTAGATTTACAAAACTCATATTTTAATAATAGCACATCACTTTAATTCGTTGGTGTGCCACCTCCGTCAGGGGCTTTGGTTGCCGCTCCGCCGGGAGTATTGTCGCCTGGGAGGTCGGTTGGGGGGGTAGAGTTGGCGTTCTTAGTTGGCATTCTACCGGGGGCTTTAGTGTTTGCGGCACGCATAATCACATCAGCTTCATCGATAGTACTCTCTAATCCTCTACGAAGTAGATTTGCTACCGAACCTAAATCACCTCTCGCCGCACCGGTGATTTCTTGAATAGTTTCAATACCTGCGTTCTTAATACCTTGAGAGAATAATGTCTTCTGGGAATCGTTTGCGAAGCGGTTGATCATATCTGTCATAACCTTAGCGTCTATCATAAGGTTCCTGCCTGTTAAGTCTAAGACTGTCTGCATAACCTGAGCAGCCTCACCTCCTCGTCCTGAAAGAGCCAAGCGGAGTAGGTACTCGCCACCAGCCCTACGTCCGGTAAAGTCCTCTAGCACCTGCTTAGCTTTCATAACCTCTGCATACCTATCAACCTGAGATGCGTTTTGTCTTCCAACCATTTCTTTCATAGAATCTGCTATCTGCGCTCTTACTGTTCTCGATAGTGGGTCAACAGAACCAGATACTTCTTGAGCAGACTTTCCGAAGTTTATCTTATTATCAAATGTATTTCTCAAATCGACTAGGTTGTCTAAGGTAGGGCTTTGACTTGTGGTTTTCAGTCCCTGATATAGGTCGTTTAGAACCTTTATATCGGCTTGAGAAGCCGTCTGTTCCAAACCTTTCTTATTTGCCTTAACAGTAACACTTCCACCTTTACCAGCATTTTTAATGGTTAGATTAAGCTTATCTAGCTCACTTACGAATGCATCCCCTATCTTCTTTAATTCATCGATAGGAGCCTTAACAGTTGCGTACTTCGTTCTAAACTGCCCTATTTCATTACCAGGAGCTTCTAGTAAAGAATTGATTTCATCTAACTGCGCTCGCACTTGGTCACCACCGAACTCCATCACTGACGGTGTTGAAGGGTTTGTTACGTCAGCGTTTTTAAGTGCCGTTGCGTTCATATAATCAGCTACCAAGTTAGGGTCAGCGTCATCGTAAACCTTTCTCATTTCAGGCTGCATGTTTATAACCTTCTCCTGAATTGTTGTACTTGGGAGGTCTGCTTCCGCAGCTTCTCTAGCTGCTCGTAGTGCTGGGTCACCGGCTAGTGGGTTGGCATCAGGTGCTAAGCCCGTAGCGTCACCGGTGCGTCCTTCCGGTACATTGTCAATAACTTTACTAGCTTCCTCAAATACCTCATCTGCGGAATTGAAAGTTTTTCCGGGTTGAAAGATACTCGCCATCTTCCTCGTTCCCCTCTCTATACCCTCCTGTACTATTTCTTTTCCTACATTCTTGGCAGTTTTCACACCAGTTCCAACTAAACGACCACCACCAACTCCAGTGGCAACTTCACCTATATTAAAAGCCGCTCCAAGGTTTCTTGCAGCTCGTGGGTTTTCTTCTGCGAACTTCTGCCATTTTTCTGTGGCTTCCTGTACGGTTTCTGAGTTAGAGATGCTTTCCAGGATTGGCTTCACAGCTTCGCTAACCTGCTCCTCTTGTTTTTGTGGGGTGATTGCCTTTCCAATTGCAGATATACCACGCATTAAAGCATCGCCGGCTGTTCCGACTACTTCTCCTACGTTTTGAAATACGCCCTCTGCTGTTGATTGCTCTCCGGAGGCAGTAGCTTCTCTGGTTTCCTGTACGTTTTGCCGCCGGCGTTTTACGTCCTCTCCGAAGCCCTCATTCATCTGCTGAAAGTCCTGCTTTGCGTCCTCAAAAAAAGATAAATCAGAACCACGGCTATCCACGTTCGGTCCTGGGTCTAATGGCTTCGATCCTTCCGGTCCGAACTTCCTAAGCTCATATGCTTTGATTTTCATATCATTCCACCCGAGTTCGGATTTTAGTTTATTACGTTGTGTATTGTTAAGCATAATATTTTAATTACTTAGAACCATATCAGCCTGCTGTTCATCGGTCTGGTCAATCACAACATCCTCTGTCATAGTACCCATTTCAGCTTCCGTTGACTCTAGAGCGTTTCGCCATTTTGTCTGTAGGTCATTAATAGCCTCTCTTACCTTGTCTTCGCTCGCAGCTAGAGCAGTCTGGTCATCGTTAAGCATACCGGCCAATATCTCAGCCGCCCCTCCAATTTTTCGCAGCTCCCCTTCTGAAAGCGCACCAAATGTGGCACCACCGTCCTTCAATTCTATCAGCTTTTCGAATATTAGGTTGTTTGCTACATACTTTACGTCTACTAGGAAGTCATTCTTGGCGTCTTTTCCTTTGAAAGCATCCACCACCCCTCCTATACCGAACGGAATGAGAGAGCGTGCTGTTATAGCTTCCGGGGAGAATACGCCTGTAATCGCTCCAGATGATAGCTGAAGCCCTTTTTCATTTGCCAACATACTGTCAATCCTATTCAAACGGTTTTGTAGTTGATTTTTAGTTGTAGATAACTTTTCAAACTCTCCTGTCTCATCAATCTCTCGGCCGGAAGCAGCAATTTCCTCGTATACTTTATCTTTGTATTTTTGGGACATATCTCGGAAGTCCTCTCGGTCCATAGTGCCATCTACAACAGCCTGAGCTATCGGTGATAATGTAGTTGGGTTCCAGCCCTCAAACTCTGCCATAGACTTTGAAAGCTCATCTACTCGACCGGTAAGAGTTCCGATACGAGTTTCAGGTGAGATACCTAGGTCGTTTGCTACTTTTTGTACGTAATTGTCATTATTTAAATTGTTATCTGACCGTGGCGCCCATACATCAATAAGGTCTCTAAGAGTTGCATTACCGTCAATCTTCTGTCCAGTACCTTCTACTGCAATACCGTTAATAACCTGACGTGTTGAGGGTATTTCACGACTACTACGACCTGTCATTTTTATTAACAAGTCCCTCTGCGCTGCCTGAAAGCCTTCCTCGGCAGTTGCAAAAGTCATGAACTCCCCGGTAGCTGGGTCTTTTATGTTGAGAGGGTTTTTGTTACGGATAGCTGGATTGCTTTCATAAACTCCACCACCCTGTCCACCGGTCAATCGCTTCACCTTTCCGGTTGCAGGGTCGAATGAGTAACCTACATCACCGACCGTCTTGAACTCGTATTTCTCGTCCTCTGTATTTATATATTTACCAGCAACAGCGTAAGCGTCACCGAAGTTGTCTGAGTTGCTGATTTTCTTAACATCCTCTGGGCTGGCTCCGTTTTGGGCAGCAGTAAGTACGAGGCCGTTTATTCTTTCACGGGTCTTTTTGGTTTTCTCATAGGCTCGTTGGTCTTGGGTAATTTTAATTTGGAATTGCTTATTTTGTTCAGCCGATAGTAAGTTTTTGTTTTGTTCATAAAAGAACTTAGAGTTTTCCAAGTCCTGAACAAGAGGAAACATCTCTGCTTCTAGCTTTCGGTCCAGGACACCGTTTGCAGCTTCGAGCTGACCCTGGCGTGCCATTTGTATAACCGATAGATCAGCAAGCTCACGTACGGCCTCTGTCCGGCTTGCCTGCTGCTGTCGGCCAATCATACCCATTGCTACCGGCTGGCTCTCAAGCGACTCTATACGCCGCTGTAAGCCCCTCTGTCGGCTTTGTATAAGACTATTGATGTCGTTTACACCCTCTTGTAGTCCTCTAATATTTAAATCCTCCTCTATATTGCTACGTATCTCGGGGAATTGTCCGATAGCATCATTGGCGTCTTTTACATCGTTACGGGCTTCATCCAGGTTGCCTTGTAAACGACTCACGTTTGCAGCAACCTGGTCAGAGATCCCTTGCAGGACGCTGACTTCTTCTCCGGTATTTGCAGGTGGAGTGGAAACGGATGAGGTCTCCTCCATATCATCAAAAGTAATCGCCGTGTCTTCTACGGGCGGTAAATCCGGAATTTGGCTTGAGTTGTCGTCTTCAATACCAGTCTGGGCATTAATATTAGACTCCTCCTCCATCTCCTGCTTACTTTTCATTATTGGTTTTGGCATTTTCTATATATTAGTATGCCTGCCTTTCTGTATAAATTATAGCACAGCATATTAGACGGTTGATAATACGAATGAAAAATCTTTATCTATATAACTTCCATTGTCATCCTGAATAAGGACGGTTAATGTATTAGAGTTTGGGACAACCGATATTTGTAATAGGTCAAGATTTCTTGCTGACACAGTAGCGGCATTATCCACACCAAGGTTGTGAGTTATCTCATAGGTACCAGTACTCGTTTTTGATGATGTCCATCCGGTTGGTAAAGACCTTTCAGTACCGTCACTCTTAACGTTTCCACCGTAAGCACCTTTCATTAAGTCTACTGATGATGCAATACTACCGTTGGCGTTGTATTCAACTCCTTCAACTCCGTCAGCAGACACCCCAAGGGCATAGAGCGGAATACCATTATCCCTTGTGTAAACAACGGCCGAACTTGAGTTTGGCCCCCAGCTATAAAGGCCGCTTGTGACACCGTATGTCTGTTCTATACCTACCTGGAACTCCGGAACCCGGGAGTCTTGGATGTTTAGACCGGCAAAAGGTTCAAGAGAGCTATCGGAGGCTAGTGATATATTAACTGCATTGATGTTTTCTAATGTTTCGTCAACAGGTAGGGAAGTATCAATGCTGGCTCCTATCCCCACGTAACCAGTTTTACTTGTGCCGTTTGGCGGTGTTTGATTACCTCCGTCAAAGCCCAAGTAAAGGTAGTTATACTTAACCTCGTCCACAGAATTAAAGTAGAGGGAGAATACGTTATCACGGCCATCAATAATAGATGGCCTGTTTCTAATCACGGCATCTCTCTTTAGCTCTATCTGCTTTTGCCCTCTTAGCTGGTTTTGAAAGTTACCAAGCTGGGAAGTAAGCCGCTCATTGAACTCTCTCCGGTCATCAGTTCTCCGGCGTTGTCTATCTGGGGTAAGGGCAAGCCTCTCGAGCTTTTTGATACGCTCTTCCAGCTTCTCCACATAATTTCTGTCATTTAGGTTACCCATTGATTAAAGTTTCTACGTTAATCGCAACCGGTAGCATAATTGCGTTATCACCGCCTGCCCACTCGAACTCAAGATAGAAGTTCAATCGTCCGGTCGCTTCCGGGTGGAAGGTGAACGATTGTTTACCGGTGTACTTGTCGTCAGCGGTAATAGTCGCTATATCCTTTACCGATGCCCCATTATCGAACACAGCTCGGACTGTGAGGCTGTCAGAGCCCGAGATTGGGTCCTGAATCGTGAAGTCGAGCGACTCGATCTTGAAATTACGCCCCACGCTGTAAACTTCGGTTTTAAATAGCGAATCTGTCGTACCTCCCTCACCATAAATCGCATCTGCGCCGATTAGAAGGCCGGAACGGGACGGTGATACCTGTGATATTGAGTATGCGGTCTGATCTGCTTTCTTAGAGAATATATTGTGCACTCCTTTCGGAACTTGTGGGCTTTGGGAGCCGTATGCAAGCACAGACAGGCGATTTTCGGTTGAGTGGCTGGTTGTGCCCTCAGTTACGGTTACCTTGTCCTGGCTTTGCTTTGTGCCCCACAGAATACGGTTTTTAGAGCTTATAACTGCGCCGGGGAAGGGAAGTAGACCGTTATCAATAGAGAATATAGGTGATAACGACTCACCACCGATGTATTGCCAGCAACCATAGGCATCATTATCTCCACCGAACACGACTGGGGATCCAATGTGGGAGTGAACCGAGGATGCGTTGGAGAAGGGGAGAGGGATTTGCCGGTAAAAGCTTCCAGATGTTGTGTCCCACAGGAATAAGGTGGCATTACCTTGGTCTGCATTAAGCTCGGAGGTTTGAACGGCTAGTATTGCAATGTCTAATCCGTATGAGGTCATATCAATCGGCGCATAACCCCGAGGGAGGTCCAATGCAATGTCGGTAGTTTGGCCGTCAATATAAAAACCGTCCTTTTTTCGAGTAAACATTCCCCGGAGGTTGCCATCCAGGTCGACTACATTCTCTCCGTCTATTGGTACTCCGGTTACTGATTGCAGGAAGTACCAGTTAGTGGCATTAATTTCACTATCGTTTTTACCAGTACCAGAGAATAGAGTTTGATTTATGCCTTGTGAGGTGGGCACCTTGGCGTCCAGGACCATTTTGGCTCCGCTATCTACTCCTTTGAGGGTATTTCCAGTAGTAAGATTACTCTCAACTCCGAATATTCGTATTAAGGCCGCTTCTTTTGTGGAAATCCTGCCAATTTGGCCGTATCCGCCGGGGTTGTAGTTTGTAAAGTAAAGGTTGCCATCACCGTTGTGGAAATGGGTGGCGTGATTTGGTATTTCAACTCCGTCTATTTCCGGATAAGTCTTATCAAAGAGGTCTGGGTAAAGGTTCTCCTCCCGATAACAACGGAATGCCATTGTGGTTGGATTGCTGTCTTCGTCTCGGTAGGCACTCCAGCCTCCGGTTCCCTCCATATAAAGCTCACCGCTGAAACTACTGCTCACAAAGCTGGGATCTCCGCTCTTCCAGATATTTCCATCGCTTTCGAGCTTACCCCAGAAGTTTATAAAGTAACCAGATGCACCAGATGCTGGCTCTATAACAATCCAGTATTTATTCCCAGCAGTTAAGGTAACTGTGCTATCCAACTCAAAGGTTGCGAGGCTTTCACTTGATGTGTCTGCCATTTCGTATGGGTAATCGTATGTAAAGTTTGCAGACTTATCTACAACATTTACAGTTGCAGAGGCAATAGCTGTACCGTCTGGCTCTCCTGCGTTATCTCCTTGGATGCTAACTACTACGTCATCGGTTGGAGAGGCTACAGATAGGTCAACGTGAGTAAAAGACAGGTCTCCATTAGCGAAGCTATATACATCTATTTCTTGTGCGAACTTGAACTGCTCAACTCCGATTTGGTCGGTAATAATAATATCGTCAGAGTCCCAGGAGTCAGTAATCTCGGTCTGCTTAAGGACACCTCCTCGTGATGTTTCTACAACGTCCTCTTTTCTTTTTGTGCTTTTCCACCAGTCTGCATCCACCGCTATATTACTCAAATCATCAAGTGGTCCATATCGATCTATGCTTTCGTCTTTGAATGCATAATAATAGTTATTAAAATACTGCAGTCCGTTTCCGTTAGCGTCCGCTCCAAGCGAGATAGGGAAGGAAGTGCCGGCCTCATCGGTTGCAATCTTGCTTAGGTCCTTATCTACCCCATAAAGATTACCCTCATCGGTGTAGATGAGAGAGTTGGCCGTGATTGGGTTTGGTTTTACCCACATCGGATTTCCGGCAAGAGTTCCCTTCTCCTCAATAGAGGTCGGTGCGATAGCACCTGATATACGCCCATTAACTTTCCGGTCTGGGTCTATACCAAAGGCATTCAAATATGAACCACCGAAGTAGAGGGTAGGAGACATCCCCTCAAAGATAGTTTCGATTATTTCATTGAAAGTAGCCATATTTTATTCTGCGCTATCAACGAGCGTTATTAACCGGCTCTCAACGTCCTCGGAAGCACTACCGAAGTACTCCGGGATTTCCTCTCGCTCGTAGTAAGTCTTCTGCTCCCATAGGTTCTTGGCGTTGCTCATTCCCTTGTCAACTGCATATACCGCACAAGCATAAGTGTATAGGTACGGCTCTAGCGTGTCCGAAATACCCGACTGCTTATTGGTGTCATCGGTGCTGTAGTAACTAAGGGGCCGCTGGTAATGCACTCGAATACCATCTTCCTTATTGTAGTCTGGAACCTTATCAAAAAGGAAGCCTGCACCAATCTTTTGGTACTTGTCCGGAACACCGGAAGGCCGCTCGCTAACTCCCACATTACTTAAGTTCTGTTCATCTTTAATCGTGTAAGGCTCGAGCTTCTTGTAGGTGTCGTTATCCCTTAGCAACTCAATATGGCGGAACACGATGAAAGTGTCCGGGACTGAGTATTCGAATTGCCCGGATATAAGGTCTGTGTCGGCAATTGGGTAATCGGTATTAGTAAGGTCATCTACAACCCATTGGTCATCGTTTCGGAAGGCGAGGTTGGAGTACTTTCTCCGGGCCTCGTTGATGTAGTTCGTAAAGACGGCTAGTAGTTCAGGGTCGGCAGAGATAGTTCCGAATGGGTTATCACCGTATAGCTTCTGCTCACAGTGCTGTATAACTCCATTCTTATCTGTTGTGTTATTAAAATCCATAATATTTATTTTTTATCCTGCCTGTCCTTTACCTGCCGTTGTACTCGCTTCAACTCCTCAGGTGTTTTGTTTCTCTTTTCTGTTGTTATCGGTGCGAGTATAAGCATAGTAATTATTCTTCATCATCGTCAGCAAGGTTTTCTCCAATGCTGATTTGTGTGTTACGTCCACCCGGCATCTTATCCATTCCCTTGAGTGATTCTAGCTTGTCGAGCAGCCGTTCCTTTTTCTCCTCCCACTTGTCGGGATTTTGGTAAGCGTAAGCGTTCAATGACTTAGCGAACTGCTTTTGGGCCGGGGAAGCGTCATCCGGTAAAACAATGATATTTTCAAATGTCTGCACCTTTTGCCTTACGTCCTTAGCTTTGACCTGACGCTCTCCTTTGGCAATTGCGGCGTTGTCTACGTCTTTGACCTCTACATCGCTGTCTGGGGCTTCTGAGGGCGTTTCAGGTGCTGTTTCCGGCTCTTCCGGGGCACTTTCCTTATTTTTATCAGCAGTATCAAGCCGGGCGACCAGCTCAGCCTTTTTACCGGTAGCATCAATCCCTCGATCGGCAGCGATGCTTTTCAGGTTGTGATAAGGGATATTTTCGTAGTTAGACATATATTTTAATTATTTATTACGATTCTATTATATACCCTTTTTAGGAAGGGAGAGGTACCACGCAAGGCAGGTAAATTAAGCGTGATACCTCACCCCCACCAAAGTAGGTGAGAATGAGTTTAGACTTAGGCTGTCAACGTAATGTCAACGGTCAAGTCTGTCTTCTGTGACCATAGCTTGAACCCAACTAGCTGGAAGACAACAATCTCCTTACCAGTCTTTCCGGATACAGCCTTTTCCTCGTACTGAACGCCACGAGGTGAAGCGTAGGTTGATACTCCTTTGACACCGAATACTCGGTTGTTTTCGTTTGTGAACGTTCGAGTTCCAAGAGTTGCGTCCTGGAATGTTCCTGAACGTACAACGTGAATATCTACACCCATCCAAGTTCCCATAAATCCGTTCTTGAGAGTTGCATCTGCAAAAGAGAATCCGTTAGTAGCACCTGCTTCTACAAGTCCTACTAGGTCAGTGTTCTCGATTACAACGTACAGACCCTTGTAAGTTTCAGAGTAACCAGAAACTTTAGAGATAAGGTTCGCAAAGATAGTGTTGATGTTTGTCTCATCTGTAAATCCTCCGCTAGGGGTAGCGTATGCGCCTGTCGCATCCTCTACTAGGGAGTTAAGGACGTACTGATCAATTCCGTGAGCTACACCGTAGAGCATTTCATCAATGCGTGACATAGCAATATCGAATCGAGCGAAGTACTCCTCGTGTGCGAAGATGTGCTCTGAGTAGATAACTTCGTCAGTTACCGTTAGAGCGTCATCTGTTACCGTCCACGCAGATACGCTGTATGTACCAGCTACTGCCTGGATTGTGGCATCTACAGCTGAGCCGTAGGGGTTTTGGATTCGCTTTGTGTCCTCTCGGTTCACATCACAAATCTTTTCTGCCACTAATGTATTGCGGAGCACGTGGTCATACTGAGACTTCAGATATGTATCCCGTGCACCATAAGTGCTTTGAGTGTTCATAAGTGGGTAATAGTTAATGCTTTTAGAGCCTGCCTATTACCTGCCTTCTTATTTACTCTCTCGGCGGAGTTCGTATAGGCGTTTTGCCTCGGAAGTGCCAGGTTCAGGGAACTCACCCTTGTCTGCCTTCCGTAACAGCTCGCTGTCAGATACCTTTGCACCTTTAGACTTAGTCTTTCCGGTGTGGGTAGCTTGTGCGGTCTGCCTGTTCTCCTTCTTTTCAGACAAAATAGTTTTTAGAGTGATGCTATCGAGGGCTTCATTTACTGAGATGTTTTTCAGTTCTGCAAAGTCTTTCACTTCTTCAATATCCTCCTCGTGTACATCATTCTTGATAATAGCTATTAGGTCCTTTTGAGAGAGGTCCTTCTCCTCGCTAGAGCTAGACTTCTGCTGCTTAGGCTTCTCATCAAGGTCGATTTCATCAACCCGGTCCTCCCAGTCATCTCCGAACAGTTTAGTCATTACCTCATCGCTCTTTTCGAACTTCTCTCGGTAACGCTTCTTCTGTGCGATAGCTGACTTAAGGTCCGTATCACCTGAGTCACCTTCTGCTTCTTCTCCAGCGTTGTTTTCAGTAGTTTCTTCTACCTCATTTGTATCGTTAGAGTTTGAGTTCTCTTGGTTTTCTTTTATGTCATTCATAGTTTAGTCTATGTTATTCATTTTTGGGACTTTAGTGTCCGTAATTAGTAATTTATTCTGCTGAGTCTTGTAGTACCTTCTCCTTGATCTCCTCCTCGGTCATATCCTCTTTGTTAACAACTACGTCAATCATTGCCAGTGTATTTTCGACCGTTCCCTCAAATAAGTTCTTGGCTATAAGAGAACTCTGTAGTGGGTCGTCCTCTAGTGATCGTATCTCTGCCTTGATAGGTTCTCCTTCCGGGTCCTTTAGCAACTCAATCGACTGCTCGAGGTAAGTTTTAGCTATTTTCTTGGCCTCAACCACCTGTTTAATCGTGTGCTCCGGTGCTCCCATAATCTGCTTCTCTGTGCTATTCCAGAAGTTTTGGTACTGACCGATTGGTGTTGTTTTCAACGCTTCACCCATCATTCGCTTCCGGAATACACGGATAAGCTCGTCATCAAATGTCTTTTTAATATTATCTCGTTCTTCCTTTGTTGTTTCTTTACCAAACAAGAGAGCACGAATAGACAACAAAAGGTCTGAATTACCTTTAAATGCCTTTTCTAGTGTCTCTTTGTCTGGTGTTTTCTGTTCAATACTCATAAATTTACGTTACATTAACTATTAAACGTGTCTTTATTGTAACACGGGACGGTTTTGTGATTTACCGTTACCAGCATTACCAGGCCCTACTGGATCCATCGATGCTGCGCCGGGCTGTTCCGGCTGCTGTGGGCGTGGAGCGGAGGAGCGGTCCTTTTTAGGAACCTCTAGTGGGGAGATAGAGCCAGCCTTGTTAAGGATGCGATTGAATAGGCTGCTAATCTCCGGGTTATCTAATGCCTCTGGGTTACTTGCCACGGTTGTAAACACAGTATTAAGCGTTGCTAGAGCCTCCTGTACGTTCTCCTGCTCTCCTACGATGTCAACGACTGCGGTAGCCTCAAGGTCTTTGAACTGCTCTTTCCAGGTCTTTTCACTTACTCTTGATGGTTTAAAGAAGCGGTTATTATCCTGCCGCTTCAACATTTCCTCAATTTCATCGGCTCGGATGTCCTCAAGCTGTGCCTGCTCCTCATCGGTTGTAATGTATCCACGCAGTGCTCTCTTGATGATTAGCTCGTTGCTTTCATTCACCGCCCGGTTCTTGATGTAGCGCATATCAATACGCTCTATATCGTTTTCATCTAATATCTGTGCGATTTCCTCTTTGCTATCAAACTTCTTTTTTAGGAACGGAATGATGTACTCCCGGTAAGCGTCCTCAAGGTATAGAGCCTTGGTTTCCTTCATTTCCTCAAATAGAGAGTGGTTTTCGGTTAGCACGGCCTGAGTCTGCCGCCACGCTGTCCCGGACTTCGGAGCCTGGCCTGTCATTGCCTCGGAGATACCTACAATCTCTCGGGAGTTGTTTTTCCATTGGTTGGCAACTGACTGCCAAGAGGTTACCTCGTGGGCTTGGTTGTTTACCTTCGTTAGTGGCTTATTGTCATCGTGGTAAAGGATTTGACCGTTTACAATCTGCTGCAGGACGTTCTTGCCTGCGAAGTTCTTATCGGCGGTCTGGAGTATCATCTTGCTAGAGAAGTCTAGCTGGTCCTTGATTGCCTTGGCGGAGTGGTTCTCCATCCATTGGGAGTCGAATAGCTGCTGTACAGCACCGTAGGACATTGACTGCCCCTCCTCTTCAATAAGGTGCGTCATCATAAAGTTATTCCTTTCCTTCCGGCCACTGTAGAGAGTGAAGTCATCGTAATCAGTATCTTTATCGTCATCACTTTCATTTCCTTTTGAAATATATGAAACCACGTGCATCTGCTCTTGGTATGTGTCCTCATCCTTTTCTTCTCCAGTAAGAAATGCGAGAGGGAGGTTGCCGTGCACCTCGTAAACCCGGTAGTAGCCGGACTTTTGGTCTTTCACCGTCCCATCAAGGTTCTCACGCTGTCCGCCGGAACCGATAAGGTCTTCTACTACCTCCTGGTCGTAGCTTTCATTCTGTCGCAACTGCGCCTCGGTTAGCTCTAAAACTTTAATAAGAGGATTGCTTTCAAAGTCGATAGGGTCAATTATTGTGCGGTTCCACGGTAAAACGTTGATAACAAGCTCGCCGTCCTTCTCCACGAACTCAAGGATTGCTGAACCGTACCGGGCAAGAGTAAGGCCCCAGCTATTCAGGAACTTTCCGAACTTTACATCACGCATCCATTGCCGGTTAGCAACGTTCAAGAAGAACGCACCAACGATGTCTTTTATCTGGTCGGCGTATATTCGGATGTCACTGCGGTCAATGTCAGTTGCCCGATACCAGATATTGGCAGCAGCTACTACAATATTATAAAAAGGTTTCTTGCGACCCAGCGAGTCTTTTTCACCAGAGATATGCTTCGAGTTTAGATAAGCCTCGATTTTATTTATATCATCGTACAGGTTCCGGTCAACGTGCTTTGAAACGTGCGTTGTGCCGTCTACCCATTCGTTTTCATTCTCTCTAACTGTTTGGTGTATTGTTTTCATTTATAAAAATTAACCCTGCCTTTGTTTATAATTGTATCACAGTTTATTCCGCACTATCTTGTGCCAGGGCGGATTTATTACGTTGGAACTTTATCTCCTGCTCCTGGGCGACTCGTTTGTGCTCTGGGTCCTCGCTTGGTGTTATATTAGCACGTAACTCAAAGAACATACGCATTAGGAGCGTATCACCAATATCAGGTGAGCGTCCTAGCTGTTTTTTTACGTCCTGCTTTTTGATTAGATACCGCTTGCCATCACTATCAACGCTTCGGTCACGAAGGATAGCCGACACCTCCTCCAGTATCTGGTCACGGTATACCTCTGTTCGGAATGCGAGCTTGTGTTCGTTTAGCATTTGCGCAAGTTTCCAACCACACTGCGCCTTCAGGTTGCCGTACGTTGCTTTTGGCACGAGTGAGTGGTTGATGTGCTTCTTTTCCTTTAGTTCTATCTGTTTGGCAGTTTTAATCGGTGAGCCTCCGCCATTGAAACCGTACGCACCCTTGATGTTATCCAGCACGCCGACACCAAGCCCATCGGCATCAATAAGGATATGGGAATAAGGGACACTCTCGGACGCTGCGATGTCTTTTATTATCTGCGTTGTCCGGTCTGTCGTTTGGTTTTCATAAACTTCTATCTTGTACATCTCCAGTCCTCTCCACAGACTTATTGCCACCCGGTCCTCTCCAAGCCGGGCAATGTCTGCTACTAGATACTTCTTGTCATCCTTTGTGATTGTGTTTGAAAAAGCGTCTGAGATGTAATCGTGTGTTGTCAGGGCATCGTGATCCTCATCGTAATCCCACCTTCCCTCCCAGAGTCGCTGTCGCATAATCTGGTTGTCTTGGTTCTTTAGCGTATTAATATAATCTTCTGACAGATACACATTGTCGGTGGCGTAAGCCGGTACAAAAACCTTATCCTCCGGGAGATCGCCCTCCTCGTATAAATCAATAAACTCACGTTTCATCCACCCTTTCTTAGGGTTTGCGGTTATTAAAAGCTTCTTTTTCAGGTCGAAATCATCATTTTTCCAACGTCCAATTGAAAGCCAGAGGTTCTTTTTGGCCTCCTCTGGTATCTCACCTCCCTCCTCTATCCAACCTCGGGTCATCTGCATTGAACCGAACCGCTCGTACATCGGGTCCCGGGGCAGGTCTTTGCATTGGATAAGATACACCTTGCTGCCGTTGTGAAGTTCGTAGACGTTGTCCTGGCCGTTGTATCGCATATAAGCGTCCAGGTCTTTAATACCCCAGTTCTTGTGGACCTCCTGAATAATAGGCTTCGTGTGCTTTCGGAGGTCAATCAGCTCTTTCCGGGCGATAAAGTAGTGCGTGCCGGGGTAAGTGTGGGCATCTCCGAATATAGCAGACGCACCGAGATAGCTTTTACCGCCACCTTTAGCACCTCCGTAGAGTATCTGCTCTACATCGTCATTGAGCCAGGCTTTCATTCCCTCGATTTGCTTTGGGTTTTTCGTTTTAAATGTTAGCTCCACGGTGGGTTTTATTACTCGTCCTCGTCCGCTTGGTTAATGATACGCATTCCGGTGATTGGCTCGTTGTTAGAGGTGATGTCTACGTTGTCCTGCGCCTTTCCGAATAGTCGGTCCAGAGTGTCCTTGTAGAAGCGGTAGTCGCCCTCTCGTGCCTTTGCAATCCCTTTCTGTGCTATCTCTACCTCTAGGATGTCAGGGTCGATGTCGTTCAACTTTGCCAGCTTCTCTAAAGCGTCACGGTAAAGGGTAGCGTAGTTCTTTTGCCCTTTAGGTCGTCCACCGCCAGGGTTACCTTCTTTAAAGGTTCCGCCGGGTTCTTTCTGGTATTCATTTCCCGTTTTCTGTCCGTTTTTGCCTTTTTCTGCCATATTATAATATTTCTTTAAATACACTCTCTATCACGTTCACTCCATCGCTTTATTATCACGTCCAAGTACTTTGGTATACACCTATAATAACATAAAAAGTAAATTACTATTTTATTTTCTAGGGTTACACCCATTTGAACAGTATTGTAAACTCTCTCGCTCCTTGCTTTTACTCTTGGCTCGTACCCACCAACCCATCTTGCTTGCTTTAATAGAGGCTTGTCGCTTGTTACCTGATAAGTAAACCGTCTTATCACAGTTATCACAAACAAACTCGTACTTCTTAGTTATCATTTTTCTTTTCCTTTTTTACATACCGCTTGATTTGAACCTCCGCCTCACCAACATTAAGCATATCACCGTACTGTGGACCGGCTAGTGCTTTTGCCATATTTCCGAGCAACCACTCGGTTAGCTGTCGGTTCTTTACGTACTTCAGGGCAAATAGGTACTGCACAGCGTATGCTTCTAGCTCTTGTTCGAGCCTGAAATCCTTATCGGTTAGATACTTCATCCACCAATGTTCCGGATCACTACCCTGCTGTTCGCTGTGTTTGCCTTCGTGAACCTCCAAGTCTGGGGTTACGTGCCTGCCAAAGGGGTTATGAATAGCGTTGCCGTAGCAAAAGATAGGGTTCTTACTCTCGTCGATTGGGAGGAGGGTTATTATATTTTCGTAGTTGGGTGGGTACGTGTTTACTGTTTTCATAAAGCCATTGTAACATTTAGATATAAAGCTCTTTGTATATCTGTAGTTTCTTATCGCGTAACTCCTCCACCTCTCTAAAGGTAACTCGGACGCCCTTGCTCTTTGCAAGGCGCACTGCCTCCTTTGCTGTGGCTCCCTCTCCCTCTATAAGCAGGTTGGCACACACTCCTAGTACGTCTATTTTGTTTATTTTAGTCATATCTCTATTGGTTAGTTAG